ATGTTCATGACCATATTAGAAAATTAACATTATCAATTTTTGGAGTGACACTTAATTCAGACTTGAGTGAAAGTGAATACAACCTAGCAGCAAAAATTTATAGAGATATCAAAAACTATTATTTATATATCTATGAAAAGAGAGTTTCAGAATTAACTATCGATGATTTCGAATGAAGGAGGAACTACAAATGAAACTACTAAGAAGGCTATTCAATAAAAAACACGAAAACTTAATTGACGTGTGGCATGGAAATCAATGGTTAAAAGTGAAAGAAAGCAAATTAAAAAAATATAAAGTGGTCTCGGATAGAGAAGGTAAGAAATATCTAATTAAATAAGCGCACTTAATTAGTGCAAGTAATCAAGTGCGCTATTGCCTTACAATCCTAAATCTTTTCTGCTTTTTTCTTCTTCTTGTAATCCCAATAACACAGAAGAGTAAATGCTGAAATAGTCACGAGCAATGCTATCTTTAGCGAATGCAATTACGTCATCACCGACTTCTTGCCATTCGTTATGAATCTTATGTCTATCTAGAGCTCTAGGTAATAGCGAGATTGTAATATCGTGAGCAATTTTCTCTAAATCCATAAATTTCACCTCCTTCCACTGGGAGATAACTAAATTATATAACAAAACAACTTAAAGGAGGAACGACAAATGCAAGCTCAAAACAAAAAAGTCATCTATTACTACTATGACGAAGAAGGTAATAGGCGACCATTAGATATTCAAATTAATGACGGATATGAACTGATGGTCCGATCTCATTTCATCAACAACACCATTGAAGAAATACCATACGTAAATAATAACTTATATGCCTTGGTTGATGGTTATGAATTTAAGTTAGATTGAATTTTTGAGAAAGATATTGAAAAGCTAATTTCCCCATAAGATTAAGAGACATACTGGATGTTTTGTTAACGACTCTTTTAACTTCGTTCCAAGTTTTATTGTCTCTAATATTATCGAGAAATTCATGGCCAGACCAAGTGATGTCATCAATAATCCAAGAAACGACCCTGCCTTCGATGAATTTCAGATCGCAACAAATAAATTTAGCTTCTTCTAATTTTAAAAGTGAGTACATTACTGTTTCAAAATCATATTTATCAAAAATAATATTATCGTTGAAATTATGTCGAGTAAGTGGTTCACCTATTTTCTTATTAGATTCTATTTCTAAGAGCAAGAGTCTAACGCAATCGTGATTAAGTTTCATCCTATCACCTCCATAACAGGAGTATAGCAGAAAGGATCATAAACATCTTAAAAGGAGGAATAACAAATGAACATTCAAGAAGCAACTAAGATAGCTACAAAAAATCTTGTCTCTATGACACGGAAAGATTGGAAAGAAAGTCATCGAACTAAGATATTACCAACAAATGATAGTTTTTTACAATGCATCATTTCAAATAGCGATGGGACAAACCTTATCAGATATTGGCAACCTTCAGCCGATGACCTCATGGCAAATGATTGGGAAGTTATAAACCCAACTAGAGACCAGGAATTATTGAAGCAATTTTAGAAATGCTATCAATGATACTTTTTAAATTGTTTTTAAACTCATTTTCAAAGTAAACAACAGTCTTGTCTGAAATTGTTACATGATAAATAGTGTTACTAGCATACACGCCGTTTAGGAACCCAGAGTTTTTAAGTTTATTTAAATCGTATTTTACATCTTCGAAATGTAGTTTTTGAAAATACTTTGTATGTATATCTTTAGCACTTCCAAAATTATTGCAGGTTAATTTAACCGAACCTAACTTTACACATTCTAAATAATCTTTGTAGAGTACGGACAAGATATATTGTTGGTCTTTAGTAAGTGTATCAAATTCATCAGATATCAAGGGCATGTTATCACCTCCTTAGGTTGATAACAACATTATACACGAAAGGAGCATAAACATATGAACACAAGATCAGAAGGATTGCGTATAGGCGTCCCACAAGTTTCTAGCAAAGCTGATGCTTCTTCATCCTATTTAACGGAAAAGGAACGTAACTTAGGAGCGGAAATATTAGAGCTTATTAAAAAAAGTGATTACAGCTACTTAGAAATAAACAAAGTTTTCTATGCATTAGATAGAGAACTTCAATACAGGGCGAATAATAACAAACTTTAACATTATACACGGAAGGAAAGATAGAAATGCCAAAAATCATAGTACCACCAACACCAGAAAACACATATAGAGGCGAAGAAAAATTTGTGAAAAAGTTATACGCAACACCTACACAAATCCATCAATTGTTTGGAGTATGTAGAAGTACAGTATACAACTGGTTGAAATATTACCGCAAAGATAATTTAGGTGTAGAAAATTTATACATTGATTATTCACCAACAGGCACTCTGATTAATATTTCTAAATTGGAAGAGTATTTGATCAGAAAGCATAAAAAATGGTATTAGGAGGATTATCAAATGAGCGACACATATAAAAGCTACCTAATAGCAGTGCTATGCTTCACGGTCTTAGCGATTGTACTCATGCCGTTTCTATACTTCACTACAGCGTGGTCAATTGCAGGATTCGCAAGTATCGCAACATTCATATTCTATAAAGAGTACTTTTATGAAGAATAAAAAAACTGCTACTTGCGACAACAAGTAACAGTTAAAGATAAGCATTTGTCTTAAATAATTATATAAGGAGTTATTAATATGACCTTACAACAAAAAATACTATCACATTTTGCAACATATGACAATTTCAATCCTGATGATGTAGTTGAAGTTTTTGGAGTATCGAAAACACATGCAAAATCCACACTTTCGAGACTTAAGAAAAAAGGAAAGGTTGAAATGGAAAGTTGGGGAAAATGGCGTGTTATCGAAGCACAATTACATTTAACTGTCGTCGAACGTAAAAAAGAAATTTTAGAAGAGCAATTTGAATTGTTAGCAAGATTGAATGAACAAAGTGATGACCCTAGAGAAATAGAAGATCGTATCAAGTTAATGATTCGTCTAGCTAACCAATTTTAAGGAGGATTTAATCAATGGCAATATTAGAAGATATTTTTGAAGAATTAAAACTATTAAATAAGAATTTACGTGTGTTAAATACTGAACTATCAACTGTGGATTCATCAATCGTACAAGAGAAAGTTAAAGAAGCACCAATGCCAAAAGAAGAAACAGCTCAACTGGAAACAATTGAAGAAGTTAAGGAAACGTCTACTGATTTAACTAAAGATTATATTTTATCAGTAGGAAAAGAGTTCCTTAAAAAAGCAGATACTTCTGATAAGAAAGAATTTAGAAATAAACTTAACGAACTTGGTGCGGATAAGCTATCTACTATCAAAGAAGAACATTATGAAAAAATTGTTGATTTCATGGAAGCGAGAATTAATGCATGAAGCTAGATCACTCAAATAGAGCTCATGCAAAGCTAAGTGCAAGTGGTGCGAAACAATGGCTAAACTGCCCACCGAGTATTAAGGCAAGTGAAGGTATTGCAGATAAAAGTTCAGTTTTTGCTGAAGAAGGTACATTCGCCCATGAATTAAGTGAGTTATATTTCAGTCTTAAATATGAAGGCCTAACACAGTTTGAGTTTAATAAAGCTTTTCAAAATTATAAGCGAAATCAATATTACAGTGAAGAGTTGCGTGAATATGTTGAAGAGTATGTAGCTAATGTAGAAGAAAAATATAACGAAGCTTTGAGTAGGGATAATGATGTAATAGCTTTATTTGAAACAAAATTGGATTTAGGTAAATACGTCCCTGAATCTTTTGGTACTGGTGATGTCATTATATTTTCAGGTGGTGTACTTGAAATTATTGACCTTAAATACGGTAAAGGCATTGAAGTTTCAGCTATAGATAATCCTCAACTTAGATTATATGGCTTGGGCGCATATGAACTGCTTAGTTTAATGTATGACATTCATACAGTTCGCATGACTATCATACAACCACGAATAGATAACTTTTCTACTGAAGAGTTACCAATATCAAGATTACTTCAATGGGGAACCGATTTTGTTAAACCATTAGCCAGACTTGCTTATAACGGTGAAGGTGAGTTTAAAGCAGGTAGTCATTGTAGATTCTGTAAGATAAAGCATTCATGTAGAACACGTGCAGAATACATGCAAAATGTGCCTCAAAAGCCACCACATTTGTTAAGTGATGAAGAGATTGCAGAACTTTTATATAAACTGCCTGATATCAAAAAATGGGCTGATGAAGTAGAACATTATGCGTTAGATCAAGCGAAAGAAAATGATAAAAACTATCCTGGGTGGAAGCTTGTAGAAGGTCGTTCGCGAAGAGTGATAACTGATACAAAAGCGACGCTTGAAAAGTTAGTTGAAGCGGGTTATAAACCTGAAGATATTACAGAAACCAAGTTACTTAGTATTACGAATTTAGAAAAATTAATTGGTAAAAAAGCATTTTCTAAAATTACAGAGGGCTTTATAGAAAAGCCGCAAGGTAAATTAACACTTGCTACCGAGTCGGATAAACGACCAGCTATAAAGCAATCTGCTGAAGATGATTTTGACAAACTATAAAAATTAAAAAGGACGGTATATAAACATGAAAGCAAAAGTATTAAATAAAACTAAAGTGATTACAGGAAAAGTAAGAGCATCATATGCACATATTTTTGAACCTCACAGTATGCAAGAAGGGCAAGAAGCAAAGTATTCAATCAGTTTAATCATTCCTAAATCAGATACAAGTACGATAAAAGCCATTGAACAAGCTATAGAAGCTGCTAAAGAAGAAGGAAAAGTTAGTAAATTTGGAGGCAAAGTTCCTGCAAATCTGAAACTTCCATTACGTGATGGAGATACTGAAAGAGAAGATGATGTAAATTATCAAGACGCTTATTTTATTAACGCATCAAGCAAACAAGCACCTGGTATTATTGACCAAAACAAAATTAGATTAACGGATTCTGGAACTGTTGTAAGTGGTGATTATATTAGAGCTTCAATTAATCTATTTCCTTTTAACACAAATGGTAATAAGGGCATTGCAGTTGGATTGAACAATATTCAACTTGTAGAAAAAGGCGAACCTCTTGGCGGTGCAAGTGCAGCAGAAGATGATTTCGATGAATTAGACACTGATGATGAGGATTTCTTATAAGTCAATAGGTGGGGTTTTTAGCCCCACTTTAATTTTAAAGAAATTGAGGTGTCAAGAATTTGAAATTTATGAATATAGATATTGAAACATATAGCAGTAACGATATTTCGAAATGTGGTGCCTATAAATACACAGAAGCTGAAGATTTCGAAATCTTAATTATAGCTTATTCAATAGATGGTGGAGCGATTAGTGCGATTGACATGACTAAAGTAGATAATGAGCCTTTCCACGCTGATTATGAGACGTTTAAAATTGCTCTATTTGACCCTGCTGTAAAAAAGTATGCATTCAATGCTAATTTCGAAAGAACTTGTCTTGCTAAACATTTTAATAAACAGATGCCACCTGAAGAATGGATTTGCACAATGGTTAATTCAATGCGTATTGGCTTACCTGCTTCGCTTGATAAAGTTGGAGAAGTTTTAAGACTACAAAACCAAAAAGATAAAGCAGGTAAAAATTTAATTCGTTATTTCTCTATACCTTGTAAACCAACAAAAGTTAATGGAGGAAGAACAAGAAACTTGCCTGAACATGATCTTGAAAAATGGCAACAATTTATAGATTACTGTATTCGAGATGTAGAAGTAGAAATGACGATTGCTCATAAAATTAAAGACTTTCCAGTAACTGCAATTGAACAAACATATTGGGTTTTTGACCAACATATAAACGACAGAGGTATTAAGCTTTCTAAATCATTGATGTTAGGAGCTAATGTGCTCGATAAGCAGAGTAAAGAAGAATTGCTTAAACAAGCTAAACATATAACAGGTTTAGAAAATCCTAATAGTCCTACACAGTTATTGGCTTGGTTAAAGGATGAACAAGGATTAGATATACCTAATTTACAAAAGAAAACGGTTCAGGATTACTTAAAAGAAGCCACAGGAAAAGCTAAAAAAATGCTAGAAATTAGATTGCAAATGTCTAAAACCAGTGTGAAAAAATACAACAAAATGCATGACATGATGTGCAGTGATGAACGGGTAAGAGGTCTGTTTCAATTTTACGGTGCCGGTACTGGAAGATGGGCAGGTAGAGGTGTACAACTTCAGAATTTAACAAAGCATTATATTTCAGATACTGAATTAGAAATAGCAAGAGATCTTATTAAAGAACAACGTTTTGATGATTTAGATTTATTACTCAATGTTCATCCTCAAGACTTATTAAGTCAATTAGTTAGGACGACATTTACTGCTGAAGAAGGTAATGAACTAGCAGTAAGTGATTTTTCTGCAATAGAGGCAAGAGTCATAGCATGGTATGCAAAAGAACAATGGCGTTTAGATGTATTCAACACACACGGAAAGATATATGAAGCATCGGCTTCTCAAATGTTTAATGTACCGGTAGAAAGCATAACTAAAGGCGACCCTCTCAGACAAAAAGGAAAAGTGTCCGAATTAGCTTTAGGCTATCAAGGTGGCGCTGGAGCTTTAAAAGCAATGGGTGCATTGGAAATGGGCATTGAAGAAAACGAGTTACAAGGTTTAGTTGATAGTTGGCGTAACGCAAATCCTAACATAGTTAATTTTTGGAAGGCTTGCCAAGAGGCTGCAATTAATACTGTAAAATCCCGAAAGACGCATCATACACATGGACTTAGATTTTACATGAAAAAAGGCTTTCTAATGATTGAACTACCTAGTGGAAGAGCTTTAGCTTATCCAAAAGCTTCAGTTGGTGAAAATAGTTGGGGTAGTCAAGTTGTTGAATTTATGGGCTTAGATCTTAACCGTAAATGGTCAAAGTTAAAAACATATGGTGGGAAGTTAGTCGAGAATATTGTTCAAGCAACTGCAAGGGATTTACTTGCGATTTCTATAGCTAGGCTTGAAGCATCAGGTTTTAAAATAGTTGGACATGTCCATGATGAAGTAATTGTAGAAATACCTAGAGGTTCAAATGGACTTAAGGAAATCGAAACTATCATGAATAAGCCTGTCGATTGGGCAAAAGGATTGAATTTGAATAGTGACGGATTTACTTCTCCGTTTTATATGAAGGATTAGGAGGATAGATTATGACAATAAAGGAATTAGAAGAGAAGTTTAACATCTCTCGATATTTTGTTGTAAAGCATGATAGGGATTGGGAAACAGGTGAAATTATTGACACTTGTATTGTTTTAGATGAATATGCGGACCATATCAACATAGAAGTTGAGGAAGTGATCTAATGCAACAACAAGCATATATAAATGCAACGATTGATATAAGGATACCTACAGAAGTTGAATATCAGCATTTTGATGATGTGGATGATGAAAAAGATGCGCTGGCAAAGCGCTTAGATGACAATCCGAATGAATTACTAAAGTATGACAACATAACAATAAGACATGCATATATAGAGGTGGAATAAATGAGTATCGTAAAGATTAACGGTAAACCATATAAATTTACCGAACATGAAAATGAATTGATAAAAAAGAATGGTTTAACTCCAGGAATGGTTGCAAAAAGAGTACGAGGTGGCTGGGCGTTGTTAGAAGCCTTACATGCACCTTATGGTATGCGCTTAGCTGAGTATAAAGAAATTGTGTTATCCAAAATCATGGAGCGAGAGAGCAAAGAACGTAAATTGGAAAGACAGCGAAAGAAAGAAGCTGAGCTAAGAAGAAAGAAGCCACATTTGTTTAATGTACCTCAAAAACATTCACGTGATCCGTACTGGTTCGATGTCACTTATAACCAAATGTTCAAGAAATGGAGTGAAGCATAATGAGCATAATCAGTAACAGAAAAGTAGATATGAATGAAACACAAGACAATGTTAAACAACCTGCGCATTACACATACGGCGACATTGAAATTATAGATTTCATCGAACAAGTTACGGCACAGTATCCACCACAATTAGCATTCGCAATAGGTAATGCAATCAAATACTTGTCTAGAGCACCGTTAAAGAATGGTCATGAGGATTTAGCAAAGGCGAAGTTTTACGTCGATAGAGTGTTTGACTTGTGGGAGGGGTAACGATGGCAACTCAAAAACAAGTTGAATATGTGATGTCATTACAGGAGCAACTGGAATTAGAAGACTGCGAAAAATATACAGACGAACAAGTTAAAGCAATGAGTCATAAAGAAGTTAGCAATGTGATTGAAAACTATAAGACAAGCATAAGGAACGAAGAGCTATATGATGAATGCATGTCGTTTGGTCTACCTAATTGTTAAAAGGAGTGATGACCATGAACGATAGCGCACGCAAAGAATACTTAAACCAATTTTTCAGCTCTAAGAGATATCTGTATCAGGATAACGAGCGAGTGGCACATATTCATGTAGTAAACGGCACTTATTACTTTCATGGGCATATCGTGCCAGGTTGGCAAAGCGTTAAAAAGACATTTGATACTGCTGAAGAGCTCGAAATATATATAAAGCAACATGATTTGGAATATGAGGAACAGAAGCAACCAACTTTATTTTAGAGGAGATGGAAATAATGGCAAAGATTAAAAGAAAAAAGAAGATGACGCTACTCGAACTGGTGGAATGGGCATGGAACAATCCTGAACAAGTTGAAAGTAAAGTGTTTCAATCAGATAGAATGGGCACGCTTGGAGAATGTAGCGAAGTACATTTTTCAACTGATGGGCATGGGTTTTATACAAAAGTAGTAACAGATAAAGATATTTTTACTGTAGAAATCACAGAGGAAGTCACTGAAGATACTGAGTTTGATTGTCTAGTAGAACTAAACGATATTGAAGGTTTTGAAATATATGAAAATGATTCAATCAGAGAGTTGATAGACGGTACTTCCAGAGCGTTTTATATACTAAACGAAGATAAAACTATGACATTAATTTGGAAAGATGGGGAGTTGGTAGTATGATGCAAACCTATAAAGTATGTCTTTGTATCAAGTTCTTTGCATCTAAATGTGATTATAAATTAAAGAAACATTATTTCGTGAAAAGTACGAATGAGGAAAAAGCCACGAACATGGTATTAAAACTGATTCGTAAAAAGCTCCCGTTCGAAACTGCAAGCATAGAAGTCGAAAAAGTGGAGGCAATATAATGATACAACCAACAAGAGAAGAATTAATTAATTTCATGAAAAAACATGGAGCTGAAAATGTTGACTCTATCACTGATGAGCAAAGTGCAATAAGACACTTTAGAGCTCAATCAAAAGTTTTTAAAGACGAACGTGATGAGTACAAGAAGCAACGAGATGAGCTTATCGAGGATATAGCTAAGTTAAGAAAACGTAACGAAGAGCTGGAGAACATGTGGCGCACAGTCAAAAATGAATTGCTTGGAAGATACGAACATTACTGTTTTAAAATTAGAGAACTACACCCTGAGAGCAAAGCGAACAGGATAGGAGCTCTCTATATAGGAGGTAAAAGCACTGCAGATATTATACTGTCGCTAATGGAAGAACTAGACGGAACAAATGAGTTCTACGAATTTTTAGGGCAAATGGAGGAAGACACAAATGAATAACCGTAAACAAATAGAACAATCAGTGATCAGTACTAGTGCGTATAACGGTAATGACACAGAGGG